CCGCGGCCTCAGGCGCCAGGCTTCCCTGCATGATGTCGACGATCCAAGCATCTGCAGCGTCAATCGGCGTGGCAGTCCAGACAAAGGAGATCGTGAACACCTGCTTGGCGAGTGCCTTAGTATCGAACAGGTTGAGGACCTCAGCGCGGGTCGCGAGGTGCCATCCGGTCGGTGCCGCTGCCTTGGCTGCTGCCCACGTCCTGAGTGTCGGATCATACTGCCAGGTCGTTCCCATACCGGTTGCTGGCGTCGATGCTGTGGCGGTGCAGGATGTCGGTCCTGACGGTGCTGGCGCGGTCGTGGCGGCCGTCTGGGTTGAGGTCGCGGCGGCCGTCTGGGTTGAGGTCGCGGCGGCCGTCTGGGTTGAGGTCGCGGCGGCCGTCTGGGTTGAGGTCGCGGCGCTAGTGCCCGTCGATGTGCCCGTTCCGCCATTGGCCGGACTATTGTAGGCATTTTGCACAGCCTTCTCACGGGCCTTCTGTTGCGCTGGCGTGCCGCAAGCGAGGATACCGGCGTTCAAAACGATCATGATCGATATGATGTGATTCATGGCATTGCTCCTTTGATTGTGGTCGGTTCATACCGTCTTGACATCCAACGTTTTGTATTCGGTCTTTTTTTCGAATTCCTTAAGTTCATCGCCAAGTCGTTGTTGTAATGCCTTTTTGTCCAAATCGGTGCGGATCCGTGTCGATGCGATCAGGATGAATTCGCCGACGCGCATGAGCTCGTCGTCACCCATTTCGTCCTTGAACATGTCGCGCAAATCTTTTTCTTTGCGTTCGTTGACCCTGCGGATTTCAACCAATGCCGCCAATTCGAGGATGGCGTCTTGTGCCCATTTTGATTTGATCGTTCGCATATGTGCTCCTTGTTGGGGTTTCACTATGGGGCGCCGTCCATGGCGCCGACGGATTGTTGCCAATCAAATGATCCGAATGGTGACCGGCGTGATGCCCATGGCTTTCAGAATGTCCATCATCATTTCGTAAACCAAAAATTTTTCACCGTTCACCAATGTAATCCATGTTGTTTCTTCGTCACATATGCCAACTGACACAATGGCCGATACCGCGATGGCCGTTTTGTAATCATCATCTTTTTGTTCGATTTTGGTGACCGCGATGAATTTCATTTGCACCCCCTGATTGGTTATATAAATAACCTATCGGTGGGTTCGCGCCGGAACCTTAGCTATATTTTACATCGTGCGGTAATGATTGGAGATTTAGTCGTTTTCGGAGGCTGGATCCTGGTCGATTTGGCGTTGTCAGGTGGGTTATGAGGTATGAGTCCTGCCGCTGGTAATGCGCGCAAAACGCGCTGTCCGCGTGGTCATGAATATACAGGCCGTAACAAATATGGATCTCGTATTTGTCATATATGCGCGCGGGATAAAAAACGTATCAAAGATGCGAATCGTCGTCTCTTAGCGATAAGACCTGATTTACTGCCTTAGGCGCCTGTTTGCCATTATCTGGTAAAATTATCAAAATTTCCGCTTTATTAGATTGCAAAGGTGCACCATTTGGCCAGGATATTTCAAGGCTGTCCTTCTCGCGCCAACCTTCGCGGGTTTTGGCCCAAAATATTGTCGCCGCCACGCATTTTCCTGACACAGCCATTTTGAATAAAGTCTGCAAAACAGAGGACGCCGCCTTTGCGCGACCCCTTTCTATTGCATCACTAACTCCGGGTTGATCGGCTTGTCGTCTATCGAAAGATGGCTTGGATATGCCAATCACCGCCGCGATTTGTTCGACCTTCAAACCGATGCCCGCCATCGTTTCGACTTGACGAATTTCTGCGTCGGTGAGCAATCGCGTTTCACGCGGCATCCAGTTCACGCTCCGCCTGTTTGCCCGTAAAATCTTCCCATCGTTTCAGGATCACGTCGCAGTAGTGAGGATCTATTTCCATACCGAAACAGCGGCGTCCGGTCTTCTCGCAGGCGATGAGCGTGGAGCCGGAGCCGAGGAATAGGTCGACGACTAGTTGCCCATCCTTGCTGAATTTATTGATAAACCATTGGCATAGTTCGTTTGGTTTTTGTGTTGGGTGGATTCGACTTCTCACGTCTTGGGTTTCGGTGCCATATAAACCGGCCCATAACTTGCGGACGACTTCTCGCTTGTGCTTGCTCTTACTCCAGCAGAGCTCAAACATTGAGCCCAAATTCCAAGAGACTGATCCGCCGCCTTCATTTGTTGTTTTATCCCAAGCAAACCAGCAACCATCATTTTTTCCTATAAGTCTTTCAGCGTAATAATCAGCACCCCAAAGGAATATCTCAGGTACATCTTGAAATAGTCCTAGGATAAACCCTGGGTCATAGGGTTCATCGTCGCCAATGACCTTGCTGTATTTGCCGCCCGCCCCCTTCCAGCCCTTCAACTCTGCTTTGATATTGCTGAGATCGGTATCAAGGTCGATCCCATACGGCGGATCGGTGAACACCATATCCGCCTTCTCGCCCGCCATCAGTCTTTCAACATGCTGCACATTCGTCGAGTCGCCGCACATCACGCGATGATTGCCGAGAATCCAAATATCGCCTGGTTTGCATCTAGTATCGACTTTCTCTGGTATGGCGTCAGGGTCAGTCAATCCGTCTGTGCCGGCTTGTGTTGGTTCAAGAATTTTATCGAGTTCATCGGCATCAAAACCCAGCAAATCAAGATCGAATTCCATATCTTTCAGTTCAGAGAACTCCATACTAAGCAGCGATGTATCCCATCCGCTTTCCGCCACGCGATTATCCGCGATCCGTGCGGCCATCACTTGCGCCTTGCTTAGATCGGTCCGGACCACAACCGGCACTTGTTTCAAGTTGAGTCGCAGCGCCGCCAATCTGCGTCCGTGACCTTTTATGATGATGCCGTCCTTGTCGATAACAATCGGCTGATCCCATCCGAATTCGGCGATCATGGATGCGAGTTTGGCGATTTGCTCGTCAGGATGCAGCTTTGTATTTTTTGCATACGGCGTGATCGTATCGATATCGCGCATTACTGTGTCGGGCTGGAATTCGTTCATTTTGGAATTACCATTTTATCGATGTTGGCAAGGGATTCTAATTTTTTGATGCTTTTCATGATTTTTCCAATTGCCCAACAACATGTAATGCACCAAAATACAATCGATCCTTCAAATACACGGAACGTCGTTGCCGATACATCAATCATCTTTTCCCTCCCCGTATCCTTGTGCATTCGAGTTTACCGATCCGTTCGGCGTGCTCGTCAATGCGAAGTTCCTGTGCCTCGTCCTTCGTATGCATTACCGCAATCGTGCGGTTTATGTCCGATAAATCTTTGGTGCTGGCCATGCGCTGCTGCGCCAACTCGTCTTTGAGCTCTTCGAGTTCGCGCGCGATGCGTTTCAGATACCGTACGACGAATCCCAATAAGCCGGTTGCAATCGACGAAATCACGGTTACGGCCACGCCGGCGGCGATTTGAACGACGAGCTCGTGGCTGATACCGAACAGGATGTCGTCGGGATTCATTGTTTCCCTTTCTTGAAAATCGGGTCGCTGGGACGCAGCGAATCTTGCGGGAAATCAAACGAGAACGCTTCGACATCGTCGGCAACATGCGACCGTACGCGCATATATTCAAGCTCGGTAAATCCGGCAACGCGGCACGCCCAAGCAAGGCTGCGCTGGCGACTGCGACGAAGTCGATTTACGACATCGAAAAGATGCATGTGCAGGGCCGATATTTTTGGTGCCTCGTCGCGTCGTTCCATTAGGAGCAAACCCCGAGCAAATGGCAACTGCGAACGACAAGATATGCACAGGTTATCCCCAGCAGGGCGGGGACAAGAAATGCGCCGATTGTGGCGATCACTTCAATATATCGCTGCATTTTATCGGGCTGCATGTTTGATTTTAACATATTCTATCCTTTTTAAACATATCGATTCTGATATGCGAAACATCGAATTAGGTAAATCGACGAAATCTAAATAGCACGATGTGGGTCGACCCACTTGCCGCGAATCCTTCGGCCATTTTGTCATCCAAGCGCGGATCGTGGCTGCGAGTCACCCTTGCACCCCGACCGAAACGTGTTTGGCGACCCAGACGGCGACTTCGATCAATTGGATGATCCCAGCGATGATCAGTACGAGGAGGCCGACGTCAAGCCAGAAGCAGACGCGGGGCGAGAACCTGTTGCGCATCGTTGGCAAATCGCCGTCGCCTGTTTTGACCCACGGAATTTTGGCCATCGCTAGTTCCTCGCGTCGGGATTTTTGGTTGCAACTGGTTTGACGGTGATCCGGAGATTGTCTTGGTTCTCGACGAGAAAGTCCAGAACGTTGTCGAGGTCGCTGTTGAAAAACTCCGTTTCAATCGCGGCCGCCTTGTCCGGGCTTTCGGTTTCCCAGTATTTGCCGTCCCACGGAAAGTCGAGGCAGATTGTCAGCGTCAGGATTGGCGTGTCGATCATGGCGTCGAAACTTTCTCGCAGAGTGCGGCGATCTCGGGCCGCGCTTTTGTTGGCAGCGAATCGAATGTCGGCGCTTGATCAATTGTTCCTGATTTTTGTTTTCGCACAATGACGGCGGCATATTCGCGCCACTGTGCTTTAAGCGTTGTTTGGTTATCATTCGTCGCCGTATTACAAATCTGGTTCCATCCGCCTTGGGTTTTGACAACAGCCAGTCCTATCGGCCCAAGGTATTCGCAAATCACCGACCATTTTTTATCGGCTTCCGTTTTTTCTATTTTCTCTAAACTCCCATCATTTTTTCCTAAGGCAAAAACTTTTTCTGGCGTATCGATTATTAAACGGCCGTTGACCGATCCAAATTTTCCAATGCCCGACCAAATGCGTTCGGCAACATCGCGTCCTTTATCTTCGTCGGACTGCGGAGACAAACCGCCAAATTGCAGGAGCTCGCGAATCGAGGGGAACGCGTCGCACTTCGCAATCGCCTCTCGATAAACACCGCTTAACATCGGCGTATCTAATTTTCCTAACTCAGCAAACCACGCATCAAGCAATGCGGGATCTTTTACATTTGGCGCAAACCTCGGGATGGCTGTCGCCAGTCGAAACATGAATGCGCCGAACTCTTGCATTGTCGCCATTACGGATCTCCTTGGGTTGAACGTGAATCGGCCCACCGCTGAATTGCTTCCGCCGTTGATGCCGAACTTGATTTCGAATCGGATTTCATTCGCACTAAAATGTTGTCGATTTTGCGTTGACCGTTTTTTGATTTGCCGAGAAGTCCTTTGGGATTGCACGCCTTGTCGTGCCAGAAATCGTCAGCGCGAATGAATTCGAGAACGCGCATCATCCCCTCGTCGGTGAGGCCACACTTTTTTTGGACCTGCGCTAGATCGGCGGCGAACACCTGGGGGCTCCAAGACTTGTCGTCAGTCCGCCACGGCATCTCGGCCTTGGCATACTCCAGCCAAGCGGTCGCCAAGATTAGATCATTACCTGGATCCACGAAACCTACGCCGGGATCGGCGGAAGTCTTGTTCGTTCGTTCGTCTCGTCCGTTATGTTCGTCCGTTATGTCCGTAGGGCGCCAGCGTGTTACGCGTGCGTTACGTGGACGTGACGCGGACGTGACGCGGACGTTACGTGGACGTGACGTGTGTATTTCAATCATATCGGCATCTTGAAGGGCACTAAATGCATCTTCGACAACAGATGCTGTTGTTTTAAGCAAGGCTGCCAACAATTTAGAATTTGCTTCGATGCACGAACTTTGTCGACGCGATGCATCACATAGCAGACCGATCCACACCATTTTGCCATCACTCGAGAGGTCCCAAAGGGATGGATGCGTCAAAAAGTTGTTCTCAAGTCGAAACCATGATGAGGTTTTGAGGTCCTTGCGGGGATTAAACTTGTCCCATTTATTGATTATGATCCACATGCATCACCCATCCCACGTTGAATGAATGCCAGGATCTCAGACCGCGGATATCGCACCATTCGCCGCGATAATTTGACGACCCGAAATTTTTTCAACCGCCCGTATTTCCACAATTGATGCGTACTAACGCCGAGAAGTTTTGCCGCTTCGCGTGGCGTGAGCAACGGATCGTCCGCCGTCTGCTGCTGCATATATGCCCTGCCGTTGATTATCGATGGGACATCATATATCCAGATATGGACTTTTATAAACTATTTTTTGCCGACCGCCTTCAAACCCAGATGGCACTGAGGACACAGGACCCTGAGGCCAGTCTGGTCGACGAACATCCGCGCCATCCAGGCCGTCCAATCGCCGTGGGGATCGCGCTGGCTGCCGGGCGTCGGGCCAACCGGCACAATATGGTCGACTTCAGGCTTGAAATCTCGAGTCCGGAGCGTCTGGCGACATATGGCGCAAAGGTAAAGTCCGCGTCCGCGCCGTGCCGCCCGCATGGCCGCAGTCCGTTCTGGCGACCAAAGCCACAACTTCCTGACAGCATTACGTATTTTCGCATGTGGGATCATGTCAAGCGATCCTTTATTTTACTGTTTATTTCCTGTGAAAAATATATATGATTGCCATCGATTTTACCTTGATCATAAATATGAGGCGACCATGAATCCAAGCCGACTAATGCTCCAAGTCGATCTCGACCCATTCGAGATGGACGAACTGCGAAAGATGGCGCGCGAAGCGCGTCTGTCTGTCGTGGCGTATGTGCGACTGCTGTTGATGCAGCATATTCAGAATCCATCCATCATTCAACTTCCGAAAGGATCGTCATGATCACAACCGCCCCCGTAGGAAATCAATTGCCAACGCCGGCATCTGGCGCCGTTGCACCTGAAAGGGCCGCGTGGGAAGGGCCGCCGATGCAACAAATTCCAGCGCCCACGTTTCAAGATCTTGTCGCGCAACTCGTCCGGTCGGATGAACTTCTCGAGGACCCCAATTTTGATCCGGCGCAACTGATTGGACAGATCCGCGATAAGGTCGACGCCATTAAATCCGTGATCGACAGGATGGAAAACGTCGAGGCATACCTGCGCGGGTGCGCCAAACCATTGCTGGAGAAGGCGCGCGCCATCGGCGCCAACCAAGGACGGCTGAAAAAGTATGTCGCCGAAACAATGGCAATGCAGCACATCGAAAAGATCCCCGGTAACATGTTCTCGGCGCGTCTGCGGACGTCACCGCCAGCAATGGAGATGACACGGCCGGCATCGCCCCAAGATTTCGTCGAGCATCCCAATTATGTGCAGATGATCCGCGAATATCGATGGGATGCCGCTAAGATCAAAGCCGACTTGCTGTCTGGCGATTTGAAGGAAGGTGTCTTGCCGGCGCAGATCACGCGCGGCAATTGGGTTGAATTTCCGGTCCTGGTCCCTGAACAATTGGAAAAGAAAAAGAAAGGCAAAACCAATGGATGATGAAATCAAGGACAACGAATGCGTGCCCGACGAACCGGCATTCACCATGCCGGAAACCGAGTATCATCACAAGGCATCAGGTCTATCAAAACGCGAATATTTTGCCGCACAAATATTGTGCGGATTGATGGCGGCAAGCCCGGTGCGGTCGACTCTCACCGCTACCCGCGCAGCAGTAGAGATAGCAGATGCATTAATTAACGCATTGAATAGGGATCCAAAATGAACGCCCCAAATCAAATCACGAAAGCGCCGCCGCCGCCAAAGATGGTTACCGAAGTCCTTGACGTATTCAGGACGCACCGCAAGGCCATCGAGGACGCGCTGCCGAAACATGTGTCAACCGATCGCATGATGCGCGTGGCATTGACGGAACTCCGCAATACGCCGAAGTTGATGCAATGCGACGCCATGTCGTTCTTCGGATCGGTCGTCAAGGCATCACAGTTGGGGTTGGAACCAGGCGGCGCATTAGGTCATTGCTATCTGATTCCGTACGGCCGCGAGGTCCAACTGCAACTCGGTTACCGCGGCATGGTTGACTTGGCGCGGCGCAGCGGCAACATCGTGTCGATTGAGGCGCGGTGCGTTTACGACGGCGACGTATTTGAAATCGAACTCGGCACCGAAAGCAAGATTGTCCATCATCCCAAATTCAAGTCACAGGAACTCGCATTCGTTTACGCCGTCGCCAAACTCAAAGATGGCGGCATCCAATTTGACGTGATGAGCAAAGGCGACGTCGAACACATCCGCGACACATATTCGAGCGGATTCAAAAATAGCCCGCGAACATCGCCATGGACCACGGCATTTGATGAAATGGCCAAAAAAACAATCGTGCGCCGGCTGTTCAAGATGCTGCCAACATCGATTGAAATACGCGATGCCATTGCCATCGACGAGGATGAGGAGCAGCAGAATGCCAAGGTGATCGATATGAATTATGAGGTGATGCCGGCGATGCCGGATCCATCCAAGCGCGATGCGTTGTTGGCAGGCGAAGATGCGCCGATGGCGGGTGACATTGTTCACACGGCAGCGGACCGCAAAAATGCAATCGCCGAACTAGAAAAGGCAGCCGCCGGTGTTTTAAAGGCAGGCGGTATATCGGCCGAAATCCTCGGACTGACACCGGAACAATTCGCCTTATTGATATCCGGTCGCAACAACGCCACGCCAAACCAAATCATCGCCGCGGCGGATCGGCTGTCAGCATGGGAACCGAATAAATGATACCGAATGATTATTTGGAACGAACCAAAAAAGAAAAACTTAATTATCAAGGAGGGTCATGGGATTCCGAATCGGATTATGAAGAGTGGACATATAAGGGATTGTTGTGTTTGGCCGTTCGCCATTCCACGCTATTGCACTGGTGTGCATATGTCGGTGTGCCAAAAAGCAACCCATTACACGGGATTCAATATAGTGACAGAATTGAATCACTGCGCGCCATGTGGGAAAAACGAAAAGAACAACCGATTGGCGAGCACCCATCAATGGCCGTTATGCTTCAATTACTATGCGGCGAACATTTCAACGACCCCACGATGGATAAAATTGTCGACGTTCACGGTGGCATAACTTTCGCGTCACCGCATTTCGCATCATCAGATCCATCGTTATGGTTTTTCGGATTTGATTGCGGACATTGCAATGATGTGAGTCCGTATATGCAAAAATACGAACATATGCGTGGATCATCGTATCGAACAATTCAATATGTGAAACAGCAAACCGAACATATGGCTGATCAGATCATTGCCATCACGGATGTATTGTCAAACCAAACAAAGGAGTGAATCGTGAAAAAGACAAAGAAGAAACCAGCAAAGAAATCGACATCAAAAAAGTATGTGATCGCACGGACGTACTCGGCGGGCGTGTTTGCCGGCGAACTCGAATCACGCAAAGGACAGGAAGTCGTATTGCGCAATGCGCGACGCATCTGGTATTGGGCTGGCGCCGCATCATTGTCGCAATTGGCAACAGATGGAACATCGCAACCAAATCAATGCAAATTCCCATGTGCCGTCGACCGCGTCGAATTGCTGCAAACAATCGAAATCATCGATGTGACGGCGAAAGCCCGCGCATCAATCGAGGCGGTGCCAGTATGGCAACAATAACGATTGACGGTTACGGTTCCGGTTACGGTTACGGTTCCGGTTACGGTTACGGTTCCGGTTCCGGTTACGGTGACGGTTCCGGTTACGGTGACGGTGACGGTTCCGGTTACGGTTACGGTGACGGTAACGGTAACGGTTCCGGTTCCGGTTCCGGTGACGGTAACGGTTCCGGTGACGGTGACGGTAACGGTAACGGTTCCGGTTCCGGTTCCGGTGACGGTAACGGTTACGGTGACGGTTACGGTGACGGTTCCGGTTACGGTGACGGTTCCGGTTACGGTTACGGTGACGGTTCCGGTTACGGTTACGGTGACGGTTCCGGTTACGGTTGACACCAAAAAAATTTACTCAATGGAAAATAAAATGATATCCATCACGACCCAAGCCAAAATCAGGGCATCGCTTATCGCCATTGCTGATCGGCTGGCGGACGATATGTCAAACGACGATCATTTGACGTGGTCGAATGAATTGATCCATTTGGCTGCACGCTATAATCAACAAGTCGTCAATCTATGCCTGCCAGAAATCGAACTCAGGCAACAGAACGAGGATGTGATCAGACAGAAACCATATGATGATGTGATGGAGCGACTGCGCCAACAATGAAACGCAAGCGCCCAATCCAATCCGTCGGGCCGGACTTCAAACCACCGGAGCGGCGGATTTATCAGATCGTCCGACAGTTCGAATATTGGCTGGCATGGTGCCCGTATTGCCAAGTGCAGTACACGCATCATCATGCGCCGTTTCCGGCCGGCACAGCTATCATCTGCGCACAATGCGGCGATCAGTTTTACATTTCAGAATATAAGAAAGGGACAACGTGACCGACGTCGACGAACGAGCAAGGGTTAGGGGATATGCCGACACTGGCCATACAAAGGTTTGTCCGCAATGCTGGCTGGCATACGGGTGCCGGCGCGACATGGTGGGACAAGTGCGATGGCTGGACATCGAACGATGCGACACATGTGCCGAAATCATCGCATCATCAAAGGTCAAGAAATATCAACCGCGCATGGGCGCCGGACGCGGACGGGTGCATTGAAAATCACAGTCGAAGAAATCGAGGCACGATTATTTTTGCAAGGTGACTTGGAAAGATATCAACGGGATTTGTTGTTATATGGTCAATCAATTTGGGTTGACGAAAATGGATCATTAATAAATGTGTCGCCATATGAACCGCGCGATCCCAATGAAATAATTATCGGAGTACGTGAAACATGAGCCTCGCATCAGAGTACGCGGCGCTTGTAAAAATGTCGCCGAGGCCGTTCGAGGCAAGGCTGGGAAAAGCCTATGTAGATAGTGAAGGGAAATTTTGGGCGCCTAGCGCCATGTCCCTTAGCCCAGACGAAGCATTGGCGATGGCCCACCGGATCTTGGCCACTTTCGGCGAGAAGGAGGGGGAAGGATGACCTTAGACGACCTAGCGAAGCTAAAAACCCGCACCATTGCTGACATTCGCGCCTTGTCGCCTTGTTATGATCCAGCGAAATTCATCAGCGAGGGTTGGACCGGCACAGTCGTAGACATTCTGAAACTAGATGGCCCTTCGCCCCAAGACAAACTGTGGGTTGTTTCAAGATTTTTGAGCGACAAAATTAACAGGCTATTCGCGGTATGGTGCGCGCGCGAGGCATTGAAATTAGTCAAAGATGCTGATCCTAGAAGCGTTGCCGCTTGTGATGTGGCAGAGCGTTTTGCGAATGGCGAAGCGACGGCAGAGGAGTTGGCTGCTGCCAGGGAGGCTGCCTGGGCTGCTGCCTGGAATGCTGCCGGTGATGCTGCCAGGGAGGCTGCCTGGGATGCTGCCTGGAATGCTGCCTGGAATGCTGCCTGGAATGCTGCCGGTGATGCTGCCAGGAATGTTGCCTGGGATGCTGCCGGGGCTGCTGCCAGGGCTGCTGCCAGTGCTGCTGCCAGGGCTGCTGCCAGTGCTGCTGCCAGGAATGTTGCCTGGGATGCTGCCGGGGATGCTCAAATCAAGCGCCTCATAGCAATGATCGAGGAGATAGGCGAATGACCTTAGACGATCTCTCAGCGGCGATTGCGGGGATGTATCCGGAACCATGGAGATGGCGCAATTTCGGCGGCAATGATGTTCTTGTTGCCGACCACGGTGGGCGCAACATCATCCTAGCCAATGCAGAAACGCGACATGAAGAAAAGGGAATACTTGTGCCAGCGGCGAAAGGCAGTCCTAATATGGATGGCATCGCCCTTCTCCGCAACTGTGCGGACGAGCTTGTAGCCGTGGCGAAAGAGGCGTCCCATGTCGAGATACCACTGCTTCTAGCGTCGTTGCATGGCGACCTTGACCATCAGAGTTGGCTGAAAGGAATGTTTGCACAACATTTTGAGCCACTGAATAAAGCCCTCGCCTCGCTACAGGCGAAACTTTCGGAGATAGAGCTATGACCGACTGCAAACGCTGCGATGGTAAAGGATATGTAATTGACCGCCTATTTGCCGTTGTAACCGTCGGCATGAGTCTTGTGATGGGCTGGCTTATGGATAATGGTCGCAAAAACAATGTAGCAACAGAAATTTGTGAACGCTGTGATGGTTCGGGGAAAGAACCATGACCGACATATCCAAGGCCGTGAACGGAGGCGGGGACCATAATCTATTCTGGAGTGAGGGATGGCTGAATGTTGAAAAAGCTCTCGCCGCGCTACAGGCGAAACTGGAGGGGATAAGATGATAACGCACTTCTCCAAAAACCCGTCCGCTTGGGGGATTTCTGCAATCTGTGGCCGTATTTGGGTGTCGAAAGCATCAAATATTTGGAGACATGTTACATGCAAAAATTGTCTGAAGAAAAAGCCATGAGCGCAGACATATCCAAGGCGCTTGAGCTGGCGCGGGAGCTAAAAGCAAACTGGGGTAATGGGGTCTATCTTGCGGACTATAAGGATTATCTGTATGCATCGTCCGCCGCCGCGCTTGACGTGATTGAGGCCGCCGACAAAACACGACAAGCCATAGAAGATGAGGACTCCCTCACCAATTGCTACGTAGACCTATGCGATGCATTAGACGCCTGGGCCGCGTGCGTGAACGGGGGCGGGGATGAAGGTAACTCTTAGTTACGCAGAGCGCATCATCAATGCCTTAGCCCATACAAAACACACACGCGATGTTATCGCCAATTGCCGCATAGATGCCGCAGCAATCAATGAAATACTCGCGCCATTATTTGCCGAGTGCGCCAAACTCGCAAAGGCAGAAGCCCGACTGGCGGTGGCCGTGGAGGCGCTCAACTATTACGGATATGAACAATGTTCTGAATCAGATGGTGAGATAGCCCGCGCCGCCCTCGCCAAGATTAAGGGCGGGAAATGACTAATATCAGGTCAACGGCGTCGCCTTAGGTCCTCGCCGTAGTTGATCCAGACGACCCCAGACGGCCGGCAGACCGCCAGATGCATTGAGCGTGAACGCCTCGTCAATGTCCAGGCCGAACGTCATCTGAAAATGCGGGCGCTCGAACGACAGCGACTCGAATCCTTTGACGCGCATGATGCGCTCAACCCCGTCATAATTCCCAGACCACGACCATTTGCCGTCGCCGCCAAATACCAGGTCAACGGCGCAGCCATATTGATGCCACGAATATCCCGGTCTGGCGCGCGTGATGATGGATCCTGGCGTCGTCCGGCCTTGGGCATACCGCAATGCCTGCTGATCGAAGGACCTGAGACCCTCGAACACAAAGATGTCGAATCCTGTGGCGCTCAGCGTCATTAGGGCATCGCGCACTGCCTGTGTAAATGGCGGATAAAGGTGAGTGATGTCCCCGTCGCGAATGAACGTCGGCGCCATGGATTCATCTCCTTTAGGTATCTGTTATTGGCCAACAGGATCCTGAAACAGACGACAGTCGGCAATTAAGGCAGGCAGCACGGATTGAAACGTCGCAAAGGTCACGACGGCCGTATCAGACAGCAGCAATTGACCCATGTCGCGTTTGCCGGTTGCAGATTGGTTGATGCATGCCCGACCCTCGGCGGGCGTCAACAGCAGGAAGCTGGCGACCTTGTTCAAGTCCCAGTTAAGAAGATACCTGTCGCTGATGATGGCTTGGGGATCTGGCTTGTTTGGATCAACATTGATCTTGGCCAGCGCCGATCCAAAGATGCGGTTATCGCGTTTGAATATTTGACTATTGTCCTGAAGGTATAATTTCTTGACGAGCTCAACATCGTTGGCATTGAACTGCGCTGCATTGGCGATGACGTGGACGCGGACCTCGTCGATCATCGGGATCAAACCTTGCTGATGGCATCCTGAACATGAGAATAAAGAGATCACTGATGTAATGGGACTGCGCGTATCACGGACGACATCGGGTGGGGCGGCATCCAGACGATTGCCGGCGCCGCTGAAGATGGCATATCCCTGCAGACCGTTGGGCAGCGAGTAGATCATCTCGCTGGCGTCAAACTGATAGATCTCGACCCCGCCAGTGCCATTAAGCAAAGGATTTTGAAACAGGTTCTTGGCGGCCGATGGCTGGCCATTGATGTCACCTGTCTGCCAGTAATATGCCTGCTGCGTGCGGTCCTCGGTAAAACGCCAGATCAAACGGTTCTTCTGTTCGGCAATTGGCGAGCTCGCACCGCCAATGAACTGGCTGTCAAGCTGCGCCAAGGACCTGACTTGGTTGACGCCGATCGAGTTCAGAAATTGCACAAAGGTCGCGGGAATTCTAAGCAGCCGATAATAGATCTGGCTGTTCCGATAGGCGATATCTAAGAACGTATCGGCTGGATACCACGGCTTTCGTTTGCCGGACAGAGCGCGGATGATCAGACCTTTCGTCGTATTCGAGATGAGGTTGATCCCGTCCGCGGCATCGATGGCTGCCAGATCGGCCTGATTCAAGCCAATAGACCGCACGTCAAGACGCCATATAGTCTGCGCCAAGTCAATCGGTTCAACGTGGAAAATGTCATCCTTCGTGGCATTCAGCGAGTTGATGCCCTTATCAATCGCCTCGCGCCAAGGCCCTTTATCGCCAGCATTGAAGGCGTGAGCTGTTGATAGGTATTCAATGAACGGTCGGTCACTAACTGCCTGCAAGAGTAAATCGGCCTCGATGGCATCCTCGAGATACGGAACCGTGATATGCGTTGGCAGCGGAGTCGCCCCCGTGCAATCTTTAAGCGTGCCATCGCTCACCCATTTTTGAATCAATTGGCCGTCGGCTGGCGCCAATGGATTTTCGGTTCCAACCGGCATATGGTCATTGTTCGCAACAGGCAGACCGATCCGCCTCGAGATCTCCGCAGGACGAGTTCCCTGGCTGGCGCCGGCATAAGTATCGATCCCGGCATGGCATTTGGCACAATGCGTCGACAGGATCGGCGCAATGTCCGTGAACACCGTTTTCGGACAAACGGGTGGGGGCGGCGGCACCGCGGCGCACGTATTGGCCGACTGCTGCCAATTCTGTTCGGTGCATATCTGCGTGATAGCGCCCGTTTGATTCGGCGGACATGGCAATTGGCGGATCGTCGCGATAGGCGACCCACCGTCGCATGTCGGTGCCGGAGCGGCCGGAGCACCGCCGGACTTCGGCGAACCGCACGACTGGACTAGGAACACCCCCAAGGCCAACATGGCGCCAAGGATGAAGGCGATCCAGAATAGTGCAAAAAGTTCTTTCTTAAGGTGCTTTTTGTCGGGCATGATCTGGAACCCCTTTCAATAAAAATGGCACCCCGACATCGCTGCCGAGGTGCCCGCCCCACGGAGGATTAAGACGGGATTGATAATTTTTGAAGTTCGGCGATAACCGCCTGTCCCTCGGGTGATGTTGGCTGCCACTGTGCCAACACCATGGATTTGAGTGCCGCCAAGGCACCGGACCAATTCTGCGCCGCCGCCAATCCGACGATCGTACTCATATCGGCCGTGTCTTGTAGCGCCGCCGCCACGCCGTCGATCATCAGGTTCGCAAGGTTTGACAGCTCGTCGCTGAAGAAACCAAGGTGCACGATGGACTTGATGCGGGCATCGAAATCAGCCTTGACCTTGACCCAGTCGGTCGCGCCGCCAAAATGCGAAACTTGCTTGATCACGAAAGAAATAACCATGGTCAAAATCCAACCGTTGAACATCGTAAATCCCCTTAATATGGTGAAAGGCTATTGACATGATAGCACGGACCAGATCTCAACCCAAGTTGTAGGAAATTGTGTAGGCATCAGCAGCATAATTGCTCATCCCTGCCACAAGAGCACCGTTTGGCCACGTCGTACTCAGCGCAGGGTCCCTGAATAGGGCTATTGTCCCAGTCTCAATCCTGAATAGTCCTGGATTAGCTACTTGAGCAAGTTGGGCTGCACCATCTTGTACGGCCACAAGCATTGCGGGGCCCGCAAAAGCCGCCTGATAATAGGCGGGCAAGGCTGCGTCAGCTTGCAATGTGGTTGACCCAGTGCCCGCCGTCCCCGTCATCGCTGTAGTCCCAACGGTCATGGTGACTTCTCGGTCATGTCTTGATACTAGGAAACTTCGCAGGGGACCCGGTGACCCGCCGTTGTTAAATGTCAGCGTGGTTTCAAAAACAAAAAAACTATATAGGTCAAGTATTCTCCACGCTGATGCTGTTCCTGGGTTGGCAGACAAAGCCATCAGATATATATGTCCTTTATCAATGTGATCAATAATTGAAGCGTCCGCTGCTTGCACAGTCAATGTTAGTGGGGTGAGTGTTGAACTTGGGTTAATGTTTTCTAAATAAAAAACTTCTCCTGCGGCCACACCAGTCGATGGCAACTTGACGATCTCATTTGCTGTGAGATCGAACACCTGCGACGTATTGTCTGCAGACGAGAGTACGACGGTGCCGCCGCCCTCAGGCGCTCGCATGTTTGCCGGCGTAACGACGCCGAATGGGAATTTTGGGGCGCCCGTCCCCGCCGAATTTGTGATGTTGTCGCCTTGTAATTCTGCCATTTAAATAACCCTCGCTTGCCCGCCTGGGGCGACTGTTAGTGATCCGCCCGACGCAACCGTCAAGCTGTTGAAACTGATAAGTGATGCGCCGGCCTGCACCGCATAGTTCTGTGTCGATCCGAGCGACAGATTGGGGATCATCAACGATTCGCCAGTTACAACTGTCGCGCCAAGCGGTGCTGGTGTTGATGTCGCGCGTCCGAATGCCGGCGACCAGAATCCGGCAGTCGCCAGCGCGTTGTTGGTGTTGTTGTTCGCCACGGAACAATACACCAGGCCATTGCTATCTTGAACCAAACTGCCGATGTAATACGTCGTGCCGGCGTCCCATTCGGCAACGCCTTCCTGCATCAGATATGCGATTTGACGCGAAAAAAGGAATTGCAGGGCGTTCATATCCTCGATGGCCGGACTATTGGCGCCGACCACGCAGGCGAACCATCCTTGCAGGAAGTTTGTGAGTTGTTGGATCACGTCGGGATCGGTCGAAAATGTCGGCGTGCCGGCCGCCAAACTGCCGACCTGTGCAATCTGATTTGTGCCAGGCGTGCTAGCGAAAATCTTTTGTGTTTTACGAACTATCTTGGCCATGATGTCCCTCAGCGGTTAGTAGAAAATCAGATTGGCGTATGAGATCCATGCATAAATTTGAGGCGTTGTGTAATTATTGAATGGCGACGAATTGGCCGCTGGCGCGATATAAGTCCTGAATCCAAAGAAATTGTTGATCACCGGAGAATAGAACACAGAAATCAAAACTGTCATCGGCCGCGGCAACAGATTCTCGGTAACGAAAAGCTGAAGCATATCGAATGATCCGACGGTATTTGAGATGAAGTAACTCATACTCATCGTTGTATAGTCAAACACCAAAACATTGTTTCCAAAGAATCCATGAATATGTCTTTGGATTTCTGCAAGCGAGCTTCCCGAATTATTCTGGATGATTGCCATTTGGATCAGAGAAAGGAAATCAGCATCATCAAGCGTGATTGGCAAACCAGTGATGCCGTTACCACTGCGCGTGACGCCGACATATTTACCGATGATATCGAGCTGGACCCCAATGGCAGGGTCCGGACCGATGAGATTGAAGTCATTCTGAATGGCCAGAGGCAGGGTATCGTCGACTTCATCGATGGTCGGGATAACTGGCGTAGCGGTCGCAAGCAGACTGCTCGATACTAGGACGAGTAATGACGCTGGCGGCGTGACCCCCGCGAACGTCACCGATAGGGATAGACCAGCAATGCCGCCCGTGACTGTCGCCGTCGATAGGCCGGGGATCGCCTGAATCTTGCCTTGGATCGTCAGGGCGCTATCATTCCAATTGATGGCGGCCGATGGATTGCCAAGCCACGACACGACGAATGATCCCGATGTCGGTGCCAAGGCGAACGATATCGTCTGCACAGTGGTTTGCGGCATCACGACAGGGGTCGCCAGGGCACGCATCATGGCATTGGCGCGGGCTTTTCCGATATACTGAATGATCAGTAAACTCGGATAATAGTCGATGATCCCCTGTGTCGTCGTGGTCATGTAACGCTCACAGTCGTTTGAATGAAGTTACCGAGCGCATCCGTGACTTGAATAGTATCGATGACTGGGAACGTTCCTCCTGCCGTATATAAACCTGTCGTCGGGTTGATCGTGCCGCCAGAATTGTTGATGGCAATCGAGTAGGTCATCACGCCGTAACCGCCAAGCTGAGAATATTGCGCCGTCGTGGCATGAAGAACCGTAAATGCAGCTGGCAAGATCTGCATTGGCAAGATGATGATATCTGGTGCCGCAACTAGGAATTGATTTTTCTTTGTCGATGGCAGAAGGATGTTGGAATAGGTCTGCACAAATGAAAACAGAATCGGCGCAGCCAGCGATGTCAGGAGCGTATTGGCGGTGACCGTGATAAGACTGACAGCACTTGTCACCCCAACTAATGCGATCGTCAATGTTTGCGAGGCAATCGATCCTGAAACCGTCGCAGCACTAAGACCGGGGATAGCCTGGATCTTTGTTTGTATCGTCGGCGTCGAATCGTTCCAGTTGATCACCGCCGAGGCATTACCGCCATAGTTGGCGACGAATCCGCCGCTGGCCGCCAGACCGGATAGATTCAATGTCTGCGACAGCACCAAGCTGAATCCCGCATTCGTGACGAGCGTATTGGGATCATATGACTGCACCAAGGTTGCCAACTCATTGATATTGACCTCCTGATAAACGCCTGGATTGAAATTAGTCGCCAAACCGGATCTGATTGCCGCGATGTTTGGCGGCGTAACCCCATCGATAGGCGTGACCTGGAATTGCATGAAGAGATTCTGTCCGGCGACGATATCCCAATAAAGGGTGAATGGACTGCCGTCGACTTGGATCACCGTAAATGATGTGGAACCAAACATGCCGCATCCGGCATTACGTTTCGTATAGATCGCATCAGCAATGTCAGATGCCGATCCGGTGCCGGCAACAATGACCCAGATCGAGTGCCCTGGAACGCCATCCCCGTTAGTGACGTTCGTCAGATTCTCATAGACAAAGGCTGAGGTAACGCCGTTGATATTCTCGAGCGCCGCAAGAAGGCCGGCAAGATATCCTTGGGACGAAAGCGATACGGACTTCTGCCGGCGCAGCTTCAGGTTGGCGTCAGATTCTTCATTGATGCCAAGCGTCAGATAAGTCGTGGGATTGTTGATCGACGTCACGCCAAGAACGACCGTCACAGGGACATTGATCGTATTAGGGATCGTGAGCTGCGCGCCGATCTGCGCCGCCTGGAAGTTGAATGAATGCGTGCCGGCCGCGAGTCCGAGCTGAGTCGTCTGAAGAACCCACCTATTGCCGGCATTGTCTGCGACGGTATATGGGGGTTTTACCGTCTGATCCAAACCGTAAAGATTGACTGAAGCTGAGTTGACGATTGTAACTGGCGTCACCGTATAGGTACCAGCCTGCCTTTGGATGCCATTGATCGCCACACGTTGATCAAGGACGACCCCAATAGCATTGTCTGGATCGAACATATTGTAGACCTGCATCAGCAGATCTTCGACATCGAGAACTGACTGGACAAAGATGTTCATCATCTGTCCGTCCGGAGTATCGCTTGTCAACGTGATGTCTGAACCATAGATCTGTTGGAATGCGGCCGTGTAAAATGCAATTAATTCTGCCCGCGTCGACGTCGTTAATCCTGCTGCTGTCAATGCATTAGGCATGGGTCACCCTGGAATGTTCGGTTGGAATGTTCCCGATATCGTCGAATAGGCTGTCTGGACCTGATATGAAACCGTATACACGCGCTGCGCATTGAGTGATGCCGACAGGTTGATCAAACCACTGACGCCTGGCGTGTTGAGAATGACGGCCGTGATGGCAAGGTTTAGACCGATCTGGTTTTTAGAGCTCAGGAAATTAAACCAGTCTATGCCAGAATTCGTGTCAAAAAAACAATCGCCAAGAAAAGCACCAAGTCGAGTCTGTATCTCCTGCGCGACGGCGTTGTTGTTCTTGACGTAGTCATTTGCTCCCTTCCCGAAAAGCCAGTCGCCCGTGTTGTCGATTGCTCTAACGCGCATTCATCACCTATGCCGGATTGATCGTTATGGGCGCCGGGGGTCCAACCTGCGTCGTCGCACTTCCATTCGTCGTGATCGATGTCGCTGCGATGATAATGTCGATGTCTGCCTTGAGATGAGTGTATAACGTCTCGGCGAACAGTTTCCATGCCGCAATGGCATTAGGGGCGGTAATCCCCTGCGCTGCACAGAAGGCAGTCGCCATCGCATCAGCAGTGCCATTATTAAGCGCCATATCACGGTTCCTTAAACGATTGAGCAATGATGAGATCCGTCGCAAAGGTCGGCATCGTCAGCGGCAAACCCATCGAATCTAGACCTGTTTGGATGTCGGTAAATAACTGAAGATTGGCGGCCGTGTATTCGCCGGCAGCATTCTTGAACTTGACGTGACCACCATGGCCGATCAGACCTTCGACCGTACCTGTATTAAAATGGATGTCGGAGTCAGCCTTGAATGTAAAGAATCCAAAAATGGTCGTCAGAGTGATGTCACCATTTGGTTCGATCGTGATCTTGGCGCTGCCGAGCTTGTTTCGAAGTTCGACCCCCGTCGCATTGTAATCGACGATGACATTGGCCAAAGACCGCACGCCGACCAGGATGATGCCATCAGCGAAGGAATGTAGGCGCGGAGTATTGACGCCAGAACCCGTCGCACCATTGAACCAATTATCAATATCGCGATCATTGAATAGGACAAGGCATTCATCGCCAGGTGCAATGGGGAAAGTTAGAGCGCCATCGCCGCCCCCAAGGCACATGACAGGACAATCGACCAGAATAGGATAGTCGACGAGCGTCGGAAGATATTCGCCCGTAAGTTTGTCAGGCTGAAAGAATGTCTTTTTATAAACAATGGTCGCCGTTGCCTGTTGCGTTTCTGGATCGAAAACCTGGATCTGTCCTATAGCATGACAGTTCAAGTTTAGGAGCAAACCCTTGCCAAACTGATCCAACAGATCCTTTAGTGATGGATCGTTAGGTATCAAATTTAGAGGCATATCGGCCATTAATGAACACCCGTCAATAATTTGTCAAAAAAGAATTGACCAGTTGTAATTAATGTCCCGCAAACAGCACCAGAGATCATGCCTCTATGTTTTACACCTGTAATTTTGTAAAGCCCATTGAAGTTATTTACCGTGCTGCTTTTCATGATGATGGCATTGCCTGGTGCAAGCTGCGGTTCAAATACCATGTCGAAATGCATTATGGTTTGTTCTAATACCGGCGTGGCAAGAAGGCCAGAATCAGATGTTATAATTTTTGGCGTCAGATCTTGCTGGATATACTCATTTGTTCTAAGCGCATTGGCCTTGCCGTTATCAATGAAGAATCCTCCTCCGGTAATTTCTTTCAAATTCTTGATCGTATTTCCCGCATATGAAGCACTGCGTGGAATTTTATCGATATATGTTCCGATCACCCCTTTATTATCGACATGTGGAAGTGTATCAATCAAAGATTGAATAACGACTTTAGTCGGAGTTCCTGCGGGAAATTGAAGATTGCTTTCTCCATTCACAAAGGCGAACCCGCCATCGAAGCAAGAAACCTGAGTAATCATGTTAACGCCTTGGCGAAAAGATGCGGCGCGAGAAATATTTCCATTGAATATGGTAACGAGCTGATCGCCATATCCAGCCAAAAGAACAACTGGCCTAAATTCTCCCATATTTGAAATATTGAATTTCAGTTTATTTCGTTTTACCAAACTGAGATTGTAGATATTTATTTCGCATACATTTGCCGATGTCAGAGTATTACGCGTGATGTCAAATTCAATTGTAAAAGGCGGCTCAATCGTCACAAGGTTTTTATCCTCGTCACCGACCGTTAAAATATAATTTCGTCCAAATTTATCCACGCTGCAAATATTCCCAATATTGAACAATTTCAGATTGACTCAAGACATAGAGTTTAGATGCACCAGATGAGAAATCCTGTTGGAAAGTCGGTTCTCTGTTCTGCGTCGAAAAGCATCCAAGTCCGAATGGGATCTGATTTTTGAACTGATGAAGCATATTCGGGCTGTTAGTGATACGAAGTCCCTGGAGAATGAACGATCCATATGTCAATGAATTGATAAACCATCCGATCTGGCGGGGTCGAAAAGATAATGTCATTGAAAATGAAGAACCATCCGGCAAGGAAAACCGCTGTGTTTGAAATGCGCTACTAGATATGTGTTGGATTAGAAACATCATTCTATTGCCACCATGCTTGAGATACTTTCGCCAATTCCGCCAGACGCGTTTAAGGCGGACGTACCGAGATCCTGTAAAGGAGATGCCTGTGCATTTCCTATTGTTTGATATCCAGGAGGAAGTGTTGAGGATGTTATAGTCGATGCATTCCTAATTATCTTGAATGTGACCTCGAAATCCGTTATCACCCGCGTCTCGGCATCCTGGATCGCGCGCAGAGATTTGATCGCCATATCCTGAAATACAGCCCACGGAGTTTGAACCGTGAACAGTCGACGGTCGCGCCAGTATCCATAGAACTGCTGGAACATCGTCTGTTGCTTGTTTTGACCCTTCTGCGGCGTCAAACCTCCAGATCCAATGACGCTGTTGCCGCCCTGATTCTGCAATGTATCCCACGCCGATATCGCACTATCTGCCAAACTAGATGCCGCCGCATAAACAAGTGTCGCTTCGGCATAGGCAATCTGTGCGGCAACGGCCAGTTCTGGCGTGTAGGCACCGATAATCAAGAGTTTATCGGCAGCGGCCTTCAATAATTTTAGAATGCCAGTCGGCACATCATTGAGCTCGCCGATGAATCCGTGGGTCGTGATCGTCTCGGGACGCAACGCAATCTGATCCTGGATCGCCGTATTGTCCTCAACGTAATGGTCTGTGATATCGCTTTCGAGCATCGCCGTCTGTTCACCCTCATAATGGAACAGCAGCGCCGGCCTAAGCGGAGCTGTCGACGGTGTACCATCTGAGAATGGGGGATTTTGCGGTTGATAACCGACAACATCCTGAGGTGAAACAAGAATGAGATTCGATAACGCGGTCGCCGAAGTTGTTGCGGCAGATAGTCCAGATAGATTTGGCATATCTTACGCTCCTTGGACTAATCCTGGCATCTGCCTATATGCCTGTTGGATAGCCTGTTTGACAGATTCGCCGGTTTTCTGCGCGTCCTTACCTTCGTGTTGAAAATTTAGATTTTGGTTTACGTTGATATTCTGAGATCCGCCGCCGCCGATCCCCGCCGGATGAGTAGGACTGATCGCGCTCGCGAAATCAGTCATACCACCAGCAGCAAAATGCGCAGGTGGTTTACCGCCGCGGCGCCAATGTTCTAATGGACCAGAACCAATCTGGCCAACCATTTTTGTATTTAGAACATATTCTCCGGGCGTCAACATTGCTGGTATCGTATCAGTGCCGCGTGGCTTAAATGGATTTCCGCCGCCAGCGAGATAGACCATTCCGCCAGTCGCGAGTCCATGAATCTTATTATAATATTTGAGCATGGATTGAGTGATCGTATCGTAATCATCATCCGATTGTTTCACTAAATGGAAATTCCCATCACCTTTTCCTAGGTGATAAAGTTTATTACTTGGAGATAAATATGAACTTGGAAATCCATATTGGGTTTTATCTACTACTTGCCATTGTTTTCCTTTAGCGATGGCCGCATTTATTTCTTCGGTACTCCATGTCGTATCATCATCTGGACTTGGTTTATTGCGGAAACCCTTAGCAACCCCCGCCTCGCCGCCTCCAGCCAAGTATACAGCTCCGCCCGCCATGAATTGTTCGACAGTCCCACCAGATGAACGTCCTAGCATTTCTTGTGGAGTACCTGCCCGTTGTCCAGACGGCGATTTTTCCGGAGGCGCAGGGGCATCATAAAACATCTGCCCTAGAAATGATGAAATCCCTTCGGAAAGAATTTTGTCTTTCGCGGCATTCCTGCTTTTTGGGGTCCCTGGACGCGTATCTCCGGGTTTGTTTTTTTCTCCCGGAGCACCTTCACCAGACTTATTCATTTCATTGACGATATATAATAGACCCTGAAGAATATACGTCCAGCCCTCTATAATTTTTCCGAATTTTTCAAACACCCCCAGGTTTGTTGCTAGTTTGTCAAATGCCTCAGCAAGATCGATAACTTTAGGAATTATTTTGTTAAGCTCACCGACAATCTCTGCACCATGTTTGGCGTTGAAATGCCCGAATGCCATTTCCATCGTATTAGCAAGATTCTTCCATCCGATATGGGCGTTATCTAGTGATTTAACTTCTTTGTCGCCGTACAACGGCGCCTTTTCCAAAATCTCAGGCGTAAATTTATTTCTAATAGAACCCGCCGCAATCCCCTCGCTGATTCCCATGCCCTTTAAATTTTTGTTGCGATAACCAATATTAGTTTCTAGACGGGCATATTGATCGAGAATCTTGAACAATGGGATAACATCGCCTTCGCTGGCACTCTTCAGCAGTCTTAACATCTCGCCGGTTTGCATTTTGGTGACCTGCGCGATCCTGGCAAGACCTTCCGGCGCATTTCCTTTTAGAAGGACATCTGTTGCAATCTGAGACAGAGACTTGAATGATCCGGTCATCTCCTCATTAGATGCTCCGGCCTGACGTGCAGCATATTGGTATTGCTGAAGCAGTCTTGTTGACATTCCGAGTGTGGCATTGGCATTGGTTAAGGAAGTGCCAACTTGTCCAGTATCGGATATCAATTTTCCGACAGCATAAAGCAGGCCGACAATCGCGGCCTTCGCGGCCAGCGCATTCGATGTTGTGTCGTTCAACCCACCGCGGATGCCAGTTAGGGCAGCAATGGTTTTTTCCTGTCCCTTGACTCCAAGATTTATGAACAATTCACCGACTTGCACGGTTCTATCCTTTGTTGATCATCATGAATGTATGATCATAGTCACTGCAGAAGTTTTCGTAATGGAGTGCTTGCAATACGGTTCGTGCGTCGAATTCTGCGGCTTCGGTAACTGAGGATGCATATCCAGCTTTACATAGCTTGAAATAGACCAGAAGATCGTCGTCCGTAGCCTCTACGTCGGGGGATTTTCTGTCGCTCCGAAAAGGGACCCGAACTCGGCATAGAGGCTTTTCATAAAAGGCATTACGTTCTCTTTCGCAACCTCGACGCACACCTTCATGAAGTCATCGCGGCGCTCCACGGGTTCAAATGTATCGGGCGTGATCTTTAATTGACCCTTACCCTGATCGCACGTACACCGTTTCATGCATTCCCATAGAGCGGCCTCGACAGCCGGAGATGTAAACCCTTTGCAAAAAAGATCTTTGTAAAGAGTCGCCATCTCCATAGTCGATGAGATTGCGATGCCCTGAACTTCTTTTAAAATCGCCTGATAAAGCGTTTTCGCTGTGCCGAACGGGCTTGGCATTACCATCAAAACTGCGCCACTCGGCAGATTTACTTCCCTCATTTTATCCATTTCCTATTGAACGAGGCGCGTTGCTGAATTTCATTGTATAAATACAAACAGACTGTTCCGTATCACCCTCAACGTTGCTTTTCGCCTCGGGTATTTTTGTAAACACCCCACCAGACATGACATAAGTATCGGTCGTGAATGACCCCGTACCATCGCCGATATATTTTATGAAACTTCCAATCAATAGCGGGAAACTCTGGAAACCAGATTGTTGCTGACGAAGAAGATTATTCAGAAATTTATCATCATCAGATCCCCGAAGAACCCTGATCTTTACTTCGCATTGTTTACCTGTTTCATTTAATCCGTAAATCGAATTGCCATTCTTTCCTGTTTTGACGTTGGCGATATCAGTCGGGAAGGTCAAATCCACGACATTGCCCTCCGCCAAATCAACCATAGTGTGATTATTTATTAAGATCGTATCGTTTCCTGACATTGAAACTGCTGGCATGTAGCGCCTCCTTAAAAATATTCGTTATGGATTTACGTTGACGATTACGGAACTCGACTGGATTGCGCCGGCTTCTTTAAGCGCGATCTGCACCAGGGGCGCCTTGCGTGCGGCGCGATCGACTGCCAACTGTGATGCTATTGGGGCTGAGTAAATGTAATAACCATTCTGAGAAATATTAGATAACATGTCTTTTTGGTTCCCGAATGTTACTGGGCTTGTCCATGTCCCTGGCGCCAAGTATTGATTCGATACGCCCTGTTCGCAGACAGTACGATATGCACCTTTGAGACCGCTCATGCCGTTCTCGGTCTGAGGAACTTTCGTCGACGCCTGCGCAAGATAATTGAATCCAGCGACTTGCAACGCCCCGATAGCCCAACCGAGGTTATAGACCTGATCGAAGAACTTGTTTGCGCCAACACAGAACACCGATGGGGCGCCCTGCAAACTGACATAAGTGTCGGCGCCGGCCGTGATGGCTTCGGTGAGATAGGTCTGCGTGATGGTCGGATCTGGCTGGACGCCGGCAAGGGTCTTGAGGTGCATCGTGATCGTCGTGTTCGATCCGCTGAAATTAACCGACAGAGCGCGACCGGCATAGCTGGCTTGCATGACAAGCGCCGTCGTATCGTCCGCCGCACCATAGAACAGACCGCGCGATTGATAGAATGAACCGCTTCGAAGAAGATCAAGCGATCCACCTGGCGCGATGCTTCCTGTCGTCCGTTGGACAAAGAATCCTATTAGAATCGGATTGGCTTGGATGACGGCCGCTGCCGCCAGCATATCGGCTTGGGATTCGATTGCGGCGCTCATGCAACCGAAATACTGGACAAGAGTCGAGGTCCGCGTAATGGCCGCCGCCATGGTTTCCATAGATAGATATGGGATAATGACCAGATATCCGCCGCCGGCCAGGATATTAGGCTGCTGCGAGAACACGCCTAAGGCCATGGCATACGTGACGCTGCCGGAACCGAAGTCCGTGGCAACATCCGTTGGATCTAGATAGATCTTATAGCCGAGGGAACCGAACCCCATCCCCGGCGTCTCGCCCGTAAAAAGCGCGAGGTTACTGGTGTTGAATGCGCTGACACCGACTGGCGTCTGCGACACTGAGATGTTGATGACGTTTGTAAGTGACAGTTGTTGAGTCATGCCAGAAATCCTCCAAAATTATGCGTTTGTCGCAGTCGTGAAAATGAAATTATTATCGTAATACGGAGCATTGGCTTGTTTGCTGACAGCATACATCAAGGCCAGGCTGATACGAAATCGATAAGGGATGGCGTCGCCATCAAGTTCCGACAGATTGATGAACGAAGATCCTGCCGGAAGTTTTCCAATATAGAAGCTGTTGGCGTCCTGCTGGTATTGGGCATAGTTGCTATTGACGGCCATTAGGAACTCTTCTTTGCGGTCGCGCGCGCCCGTACCGCGGCTGATCAAGTCAATGTCGAGCAAGGCGTTCATCGACACATACTGCTGCGATTGGCCGGCGCCCCCATCATCAACAAAACGATTGACATTTCCAAATGGTTTACATCTAGCAACCGAAACGACAATCCACAGACCGGAGTCGGTCGGCATATTGATTTTCTGATCCCAGACGTATACGCGACCGTTTGCCAAACCCATTTGCCGTTGGACGATCTCGCAGAACAGCATCAATGGCGTTCCGACAAGGATCTGGCTGCTGACTTTCGCGTTAACCGCATCGGTTACCGTGACGACATCATATGCATCAGTCGGACTAGATGCGATCGTTGCCGGCGCCGTATAGACGCCCGTCGAAGCGTCAATCGATCCGCCAGCGCCCCCAGGAAAAACCGAATAACTATATGGCAAAATACCGCCAACACCCTGGAATGACGCCGTAATGTTGGCGCCCACGGCTGTAGCGGTTTGCATCATAGATAGCGTCATAGCGTTCCTTTAACCCAGGTGATGCGCCAATCGCTTTTCTCATTCGCCAGATCTTGCGGCGTCTCTGTTGGAACGCCAAGAACGAGCTCGGGATGAAACGGGCTTTTCTTATGGCTGGCCAACATCACCTGATCCCAGCACCACCAGACGACCTTCGAGCAATAAAATCCGGCATTCTTAGTGCGTATTTCGTGAAACTCAAAAGATTCGTCGTATGGTTGTCCGATCAAGGTTTTGGCAAACCCAGCGGCCAATATGCCTTCGACCCCATCAGCGAATAGAGGCGATAGCAGCGCCACGCGATCATGATCCAAACACCAGTCGTGCAGATCTGTCTCGCGCACGCCTGCGGCAATAGCCTCGATAACAGTCGCGCCGTTCTGTCCGACCATCGCAGCGTGCTTCCATTTGCCTGGTATTCCTAGATTGGATGCGACACCCCATTTATAGGCCAAGAGCAAATCGCCAGGTTTGGCCAATCCGGTCACGAAGAAAGTATCATCCGCCGTCATATCCCGATGGCGAACAGGCAGTTCCCACGCCCCGAAGCGAGCAGTGAGCGGCCGAAGCAGCCAGAAAATCAGGTCATGTATGATCGGTAAAATCATGGCCATCCAAGAAAGTTCTTAAGATCTGCGATCAGCCAATTAATGCGCGTTGCGCTTAACCAGTGATACGACTGACTCATGTCGTCCGGGACTGAATACTGAAGAGCGATGCATCCTAGTTCCACGTCACCGCTGACAATCATATTGACAATATCAATGACGTAATCCACACCAAATGCCGTAACGGCCATAGCCCGGAGACGATGGTGCATCCAAAGTCCTTGAGATCCATTAATACCGGCTAAAATATTTTGCTTTTTAAAACGATCCATAAGATCGTCGCAATAAGCTTTACGAACGGAAATCGACATTGATATGGCGTTAGCTTGGACTTGGGTGGGCGTAATAGCGTAGGGCGCAAGGATTAAAGCCCACTGGCTATCCGTGGTGCTATCGGGCAGAGTCATCGTACCGATGACGTTTCCCTGATAATCAAGAATATTTCGCGTTGCCATGCGCTTCCCTTAGGTTGTGGTCCATGTTGCGGTACCCGCGACGTACATAGTCGAGTAACCTGCCGCACCCGCGCCGCCTGCTGCGCCTGCTGTACCCGTTCCCGACCCGGTCCCGCCGTTGCCGGGCGTGCCGGCGCTGTCAGTTAAGGTACCTGTCGCAGAGTTGGTGTTGCAGAGGATCATTATTTTTCCGCCGCCGCCGCTTGCCCCGCCGCCGCCGCCTGCTGTATTACCGCCGCCTGCGCCCGCGCCGTTACCGCCGTTGCCGCCCGCGACCGTGACCGTGCCCGAGCTATTCCACGTATTGCAGACGATAAGAATAGCGCCGCCGCCGCCGCCGCCGCCGCCGCCGCCGCGACCGAGTAATGTACCATCACCGCCTCCCGCCGATCCGCCGCCGCCGCCAGAAGCCGTGCCCATGAGCGTACCGACGGCCGTATATTTCCAATTGGCTTGAACGTTGCGGAAATAGCGGAGCGTGACTACGCCGCCGTTGGCGCCCGTTCCGCCGAGGTTGGCACCGCCCGAACCGTTGCCGCCGTTACCGCCGACGCCGCCGGCGCCGCCTTCACCCGTAACCGCCGTGCCGGCAACGCCGTTACCGCCCGTAGTCGCGGTGCCAGTTCCGCCCGCGCCGCCCGCTGTCGACGATCCGACCGTGGTGCCGGCCAAGGCTGCGCCGCCCGCCGCTCCCGTTTGGGACGCTGACGATGCGCCGTTATTACCGACACGCGAGATAATTCCGGTCGCGGCAATCGTAATTATGCCAGAACAGAAAATCGTAAATCCGCCGGTATTAAGCGTGACGCCGGCGTTGACCGTAAGCGACGAGTAGTACATGTCGCGGACAAGCGTAAAGTTTGACGAGTAGGTGACTGCGCCGTCGACACCGTCACCCGTAAGGCCATTAAATAGCGCGGTTTGACTCGACGCCGTATTGGCAATGGAAATGCTGCCGCCAGCGTTGGTGACACTAATTCCGGCGCCGGCCGTAAGTCCGGCAAGGGTATAGCCGTTGGTCGACGTATTGCCGATTAAAAGTTGACCGTCCGTTGGCACAGTCGAAAGGCCCGTACCGCCACGGCGCACCCCCTGAATATTAATCGTCCATTTCGACGTGCCGTCCGATTCAAGCCATATGACTCCGTATCCAGTGCCCATCGTATGAGTCGTTGCACCGTTGATCGTGTCCGATCCCGCGCGCGTAATAACAATGGGGTTAGTATTTGAAACCGTACCGCTTTCGTCACTTATGATAAGTGACTGACCAGGGTTAAGCGAGTTGGCAGCGGGCAAAGTCCATGTCCGACTTGCCGACATAGTGCCTGTTTGGCCTACGTAGCGGTCAGTCGAAAGTATGACGTAGTCGGCATTTGAAATTGCCGTGCGTTGGTCAATATTTAAATTGACCCGTGCGGTTGGCGCCGTCGTCGCGCCCGTACCGCCGCGAGTTACGCCACGAATATCCGCCGTCCATTTAGACACGCCGTCGGATACCAATATCGGAGCAGCATATGCTGTAACTAAAATGAGTGACGTCGAACCGTTGACAGTATCACTACCTGCTCGTTGAATAGTTAGTGTATTTGTCGGTGATACGGTTCCACTTTCGTCGACAATTTCTAGGGTCTGACCCGCGTTGACGGTGTTTGCGGCCGGTAAAGTCCACACTCTTGGTGCAGACATCGTTCCGGTTTGAGCGACAACCCGATCAGTTGCAAGTATGACGTAATTGGCGTTTGAAATCGCTGTACGTTGGTCGATTCCTAAATTGACTCGCGCCGCCGGTGCGGTCGTGGCACCCGTACCGCCGCCTGTAACCGGAATCGTCGTCGTCAGGGCCGAAGCCGGAATAGCGATGGGAGTATTGACTGCTGCTGTCGCCCGGCCTTTGGCATCAAATGTCACGGTTGGGACTTGTGTCGCCGTACCATATGCGCCTGGCGTGACTGCTGTTGCGACTAAGGTTGGGTTTGGATAGGTACCTGTCAGGTCGCCGCCTGCTGGTCCGGCCGCCGGCGGAACTTGATAAGTCGCATCTTCGCGCAAATATTTCGTAGTGCCCGCGATCGGCCCCGGATCCGGTGTAATGCCGCCCGCATGACCCGTGCCCGAGGGTTGCATCGTCGGCAAATCTGCTGGTGTCACGCTTGCGCCAGAATCAACGCGGCCCTTGGCATCGACGACGACTTTCGTATAAGTTCCTGGCGTGACGCCAGTCGTTCCAAGCGTCGGATTGGGATATGACCCTGTCAAGTCCCCGCCGGCTGAACCCGTCGGCGGCAAGGAGCTCGGAGCGCCCGTCAGTTTCGAGTAGGCAACATTTGAAACCATCGAATCGACAATGGCGCCAGCTGCAACAGTCGGAGCGGGATATGACCCCGTCAAGGATCCGCCTGCGGCGCCATTTGGCGGCAGAGATGCCGGAGCACCCGTCACCTTTGAATAGGCAACGTCGGTAATTTTTGCATTAGTCACCGCACCATTGGCGATAGACGGATTTGGATAGGTTCCCGCCAAATCTCCGCCAGCGGCGCCACTAACGGATATCGGTTCCCACGTTCCATCTTCACGAAGAAATTTCGTTGTTCCAGCCGTCGCACCCGGATCTGGCACAATTCCTGCGGCATGTCCGGGTCCAGATGCCTGCATAATAGGCAGATCAGCAGGCGTCACCGCGGCGCCCGCCGTCGTACGTCCCTCGGCATTGACGGTGACTTTTGTCCATGTCCCTGCCGTGACGCCCGTGGTCGTCAATTTGGCATCAGTAATCGATCCTGCCGCTACGGATGGATTCGGATAGGTTCCGGTTAAGTCCCCACCCGCAGCGCCCGTTAATGGCCCTGTCGCGCCTTGCACGCCGCCAGGCGATGCCTCGGAGTTGGTTGGGATGACCGCCGATGGCGATGCATTGCCGACATAGCCTAGGTTGATCAGAATGGCTGATGTACCGTTCGGCAAACTCGAGACAGAGTAATATCCGCCCGTCTGAACGAACAGAACTTGTCCGGGAACCATCCAGGTTGAGTTGACAAATGCAACCGTCACGCTTCCGGATGCCGCCGGCTGCACGAAACTGGATGTCGTCGTCGTAAATGAATCGACCCCATTGGTTCCGTTCGTGCCATTCGTGCCATTGGTTCCATTTGTGCCGTTCGTCCCAGCCGGCCCTTGCAAGCCCGCCGGACTGACCGACGCCGCCGTAGGGACGACCGCCGCTGGCGATGCATTGCCAGGGTATCCAAGATTGGTTAGTGAAAAGGTGACCGAATCAATAACCGAGGCGATCTGATAGTAGCCTCCGCCAGGAATGTAAATGACCTGGCCAACCGAAGCCCAAACGACGGTAACGACCGAAACGGGAACCGACGCGCTGATGGCCGGCTGAATGAATGATGCCGTGGTCGTCGTAAATGCGTTGATACCCACGCCGCCGGCATATGGCAGCGAAACCCAAGGCGTCACGCCGTCGCCGAGCTTGAACTTGATCGGTTCGACATCCATCTCCGCGCCGGCCTCGCCCTGCGCAAGAATAGGATTGGCCGATACCCAGTTTGCAGCCGTATCGCGGCGCCATTGAATCTTAGCTAGCAAGGGCATTTCCTCCATCAACCTGGCTTCCGGTCACGAACGCATTGCCGCCGTCGAGGTTGATTTCCCAGTCCATTGTATAGGCATTTCCGCCGTCGTAAATCGCTGGCGAGGTCGACGGACCCGAATCTGTCCAATCTTGGACAAGTTCGTATTCGACATATCCATAAATTGTATAATCTCGACGTGCCATGACGCGGGTTTGCACGCCATTATAGGTCACGACTTCATCGGTTAAAAGTGTCAAGGATGGATCGGCATGAAGTTGCAGCCAAGTCCACGACCGCTGGCCCTCTGGCTTGATCGCCAAGGCTTGTGGTTTGAGCGGCTGGATCACGCCCCAAAAATTCGTGTCGACGCCGATCTCGAGCACCTGGAAGCCGACCGTCTGCTTTTGAACCTGCGTGAACGTCATCGCCTGGAACCAATCCTTCAGTGCGCCGCCAACGTCTGGAATAGTCCCCTGTTTGAAGTTCAGGGGGATATCGGCTGCATTGAGGATCGTCGATCCCACTAACGGACCTCACTAGTGATTGAATTCCGTAATTGCTGAGTTTCTACAAGTATTTGCAGATTTTTCTTACGTGCCAAGGTCGACGGCTTAAGCGGCGCCCATTTGCCAAATCCGCCCGTCGCGAATGCCTCGGCGATGATCCCCTCGGCCATCGTCGCAACCTTGCGCGCCCACGGCAGCGTCGACTTGTTCTTGACGACTTCCTTCAGGACGTCCTCATCAAATGCGCCAGCCTTCTCGAGATCCTTGTCAAGTCGATCGATCAGCGGCATCCGCAGAAATGACCGCGCAGCCATCTTGACCGTTCCGAATTCATGCCAGGCACCGATCAGAGCATTACTCGGCGCGCCCTTTTTGCCAGCTTGACTGCGACCATTGGCGCCAAGAATACCCACGCGGATTATTGGCGCTTTATCGCCTAAAGCCTTGATCATATTCTCAAGGCCTTTGAAGTTTGATTCTACGTCGTCATCATTTGACATTGTGAGTGATCTCAGTTAGATAACATGTTATGGGTATTCATAACACGCGAGAAACATTCTGGGAAAAAGTCGAAAAAACACCGACTTGTTGGCTGTGGCGTGGAAATAAAAACAAATTTGGATATGGATCGATATCGTTTCTCAATAAAAGACATGGTGCGCATCGACTTGCGTATGAATTCATCCGCGGCCCCATTCCCGAAGATATGGTGCTCGATCATCTTTGTAGAAATCCTTCGTGCGTAAATCCAGATCATCTTGAAATAGTGACGCAAAGAGAAAATATATTGCGAGGAACGGCCCCGGCCGCCATCCAGGCCAAAAAAACACACTGCAAATTTGGACATGAATTTAATAAAGAAAATACAAGATTTAAAAATAATGCTGGACATCGAGTATGCCGAAAATGCCATGCGATAAAAACAAATGAAAAATATCATCTTAATAAAAAACCATGCGGTATCAAAAATTCCTTGAAAACTCATTGTAAAAGGGGTCATTGTCTGATCCCAGACAATCTCTATCCCAGAAATGATGGACGTCGAGAATGTCTTACATGTCGTAATTTTAGACGTAAAAATCATGGTCTTGTTGATCCCGCTACAACATAAATTTGTCCTGCTAGTTGTGGGATTACCATTTGTAAATAGGCCATCCCATAGTTTGTCTTAGCAAGCATGGCCCAATCCGGGTTATCAAGGACGCGTTGCGGGATGGCAAATGCCTGACTAACCGATCCAGCCGACTTCGATTGCTCGAGGAATGCAAACTGTCCGTTAATACCCTGTGAGCTCGCGCGAAGGTTCATGACCAGATAGTGCGCCGACAGAAGGTTATAACCGATGTTGTAGGATCCTTGATCCTGCCATAAATCGGGATTGAAATTGACATTCGTGAATGTCTGCGCCTTGGCAATATCTGAGTCAAGAATAGACGTTTTAGGATCTGTCCCATAGGGAAAGTCCCTGACGAAAAATGATTTGAAATCATTAACTGTGGGATTTACGTACGCCATGAAACCCCTTTAGGGAAAATGGCCGCAAGAGACGTCCAAACTCTTGCGACCACCTTGCTCGGAACGGACTCTAATTAAAATTGGAAGTAGAGCATCTCAAGGGGTCGATAGGCCAACACCCCCGTAAACTGCCCATAAGCAACATTTTGGAAGTTAAAGTTGTCGAACGAGTTCGCCAACGTGTTCGTGTAATCAAGCGGGATGTCCATGCGCACGGATTCTTCGTCGTAGTTCAGCAAGACGTATTGCTGATACGAATATCCGCTGTACGCTTTGTCGCCGTAGGCCAGCGGCAAGATCTTGAACATTTTGTTTCGCGTGATGACCTGGAACATTTCTTCGATCAATTGGAGCGTGGACTTGATCGGGAAGTCAGGCGATGCCTGGCTGGCCAAACCGTTGTAGTCCGACTCCGGGATGATGAAGTGCGATGGCCATGCCGAACGCTGAACGTTTGCACGATATGCTTCGATGACTTGGGCCGTGAACGTCTTGAGCTCGGCAACGGTCATGCTGCTGATGGCTTTCGTGATGACCGCCGTATTGACCGTAACGCCAGGCTGATTGAGAAGTCCAAGACACGTACCGCCGACACCGTTTTGGCCGCGCGACCCGAGGAAAGCGACGCGCTGAACGCCTAGGTCCCAGTTCTTTTTCCGTGCGCGTTCTTTGGCCGTGACCAAATCCCAGTTGCCGGACTTGGCAGCAAACTCAAGATCAAAGATGCTCCAGCCGATGGCCTTGGCCCACGGAAAGATCTTGATGTTGAGCGCATCGACGCCGGCATCGGCAGTCGCCAAACGGCTGTTCTGGCCTCCCGTGTTGATGATGCCCGTCTCGAACTCATCGGCCAAATCGAATGAACGATAGGTCGTCAGGTTCGTGGACCAGGTTCCTTCGCCGACCCGTACTGGCAGATAGTCGGCCGGCGGGATCTCGAAGAACTTCTGTTCCGTGATTTTCTTCGCGATAGTCGTCAAGGTCGTAATCTGGACCTCGTAACCAAGTGCGTTACATTGACGTTGGATCTTGTTCGCCATGAGTTCTTCACGAGCGTTCAAGATGATCGGATCACCTTTGGAGTTGTAGACTTTTGGCTGCAGCATGATTCGGATTCTCCTTTGTTTGGTTTAAATTAAGCCTTCGAAAACGACGGGGTTTGGATAGCAACCCGAATCAACGCTCCTGGTGCCGCTGCCTTGTCGAAGGCATAACCGACGATATCAGCACCGCTCGATGGCACAACGGCAGCCACACCACCATTGGTGCTTAGGTCGAGCTGAACTTGCGCGCTGCGGCTGATGGCCGTCGTTGCATACAAGAACATGACGTTTCCTTTCTGCGATACTTCACAGGGAACGCCGGCAAGGAATTGCACGGTTTTGATATCGAAGTTGATGAATCCCCAAACCTCATCGCTATTCGCTGCACAACCAACGACTTTCGGCACGCCATCGGCGCTGTCGACGACCTTGACTGCAGAACCCGCATAAAGGGGCGTGGACTGCGATACGTCAATCAACGCCGAGGTCGTGTTGTAGTCGAAGCGCAGATCGATTTGGCCGAGGAATGGGCTGAGTTGAAACTGGTTAGGATTCAGGACAGGAACCGAGGTCGATGCTGCAAGTTGAGACGACGTTCCCGTCGCTGCAAGGCTGTCTGTTGCCACGACCTTCCAGAAGTAGGACGTATTGGGGATTAGACCGCTATCGTTCAGCGTCAGCGCCGTTGCGCCAGCGATAAGGTTACCGCCGCCTGGGGTGAAACCCGAGGTCGTCGAACGGTACCACTGATAGGTATACGGCCCGGTTCCGCCCGTCGCCACGGCAGACGACAGGGATGCGGTGGTTGATTGGATCGAGATGAGGCTGAGTGCTCCGGCTACGACTGCTGTCATGGTTCAAACTCCTAAAGTGAAATTATTGGTTAGTTAGATCCGTAACGCGATTTACCACGCGCCAGCCGGTCCTCAGATAGTTCGACACGAGGTGCCGTCTTAAGCGCATTGTTTTGAGCATTGCGTAGACGATCCGCCTTTTCCTTGGCATTCTTCTTTTTCGCCTCAGCGATTTCCTTCTCTTCGTGCTCGGCAAGTTCTAAGGCCTTCGTCTTGGCCTCTTCATCTTCTTTGTTCTTCTTTTTCTTTTCCTCATCGTCATCATCGTCGTCGTTATGCTTATCGCCTTCGACTTCGACCTTTTTCTTTTTCGTCTCGACTTCGGTTTCTAGCTCCGCCTCGTCGTTCTTCTTTTTCTTTTCTTCATCGTCATCATCGTCATCATTTTTCTTGGCATCATCATCATTGGCGTGCTTCGACTTCAGTTCTTCGAGGTCGCTGCAAACCTTGTTGTATTTCTTGACGAGACTGCCGACGCTCATCTTCTTGTCGCCGACCATGGTGTGATGCTCACCCTTGGCCATGACGTCCTTGCCTTCGGCTTCGTCGGCATCATTGATGAGTTTGGCGAGCGTCACTTCGACGCCAGATTTCGGCAACACGACGGACATCTTTTCGATGTCAATCGCATTCTCGACTTTCTTGCGCTCAAATAGCTTGAACCCCATTGTAGTTTCCTTTCGTTTGTCGTTATTGTTCGCGAGCTTCTTGAGCTCTAGTCGATGATTCTCGTTGTAGTCTTTGAATTGTTCGGGCGTCATGACGACGGATTCGTCGTAACGCGGGTTTGGCACCAGTGCCAGATGCTCGTATTCGCCGGCCGTGATCTCCTTGTCATAGGAAACGCCGTTCCAGACGCCGCCCTGGCCAAGCTGCTTGGGGAAATACGAATTGGATAGGCGCATGCCTTGCTTGATGGCGCGTTCAGCCTTCTCGCTGACGGCGATGAACTTGACCCAATGCTTGCCATCAGCCTCGTTATAGAACGATTCGACAACCCAGCCATCGGCCTCGGCGCGCAGGACATCGATGTTCTGTTCGACGTCATCAACGTGCAGGACGAATACCGGCCGACCCGCAAAGGATGGATCCATTTGGCGCAGCGTGTTCTCGTTCAGAAACACGCGATACGGCGCTTTACCGGCTTCTTCATACTCTGCCACTCCAGAGTAAAAATGAAGTCCGTAATAGATCCGACCTTTTTGGTTTTGGATCAAAGGAAGCTCAACAAGTTATAACCGCTGTTTGCCGTGGCATCGACCGCCTTAAGCGATATCGGCTGTCCTGCCGGTATGTAAATCGGGATGACAATACCGAAATTGGTTTGGTTGGTTGATGGCACGACGGTCGCGACATCGACCTCACTTCCCGGCGCTCCGGTCGCGATCTTGATGATCTTGCCACTGGTATCGATGATTTGAAGTGCGCGGCAGGATGTCGGCATCGCGCCAATCGACACATATGCGTTGGTCGGGACATTCGTCGCCGAATATGAAACGACGCTGACATTACCGGATATCGTCATTTGAACCTCTTTTATGCCCCTTGAATCTGATCAGGGGGATCGCCGTACATCTACAATTATAGTCCTCGCCCGGATTGTTCCGACGCGCGGGTTCGTCTGGCGCTGTGGTCACTGGAGGATTATCGAAGGCAAATATCTTGCCATTGAGGGATTTGTGTGCAGGTCTAACGGGGTGATTTGGTGAGCCCACGACTGTTTGCCAACGATATTCTTTGACGCCCGCGGCGGCATATCTCGTTTCTTTGAACTTCGACATCAGCAAATTGGTTTCCTGGCGAGCAAGGAATTTGGCCTTGTTCTCGCTGACGCCATATGATGTCTTGATCGTCTTGATCATGTGTTCGTAGCGGTTCCCTGCGAAAATATGTTTCTGCACGTCCTTGCGCAGATTAACGATCTCCTTAGCCGACCAATCTTTGATCCAGAGCTCCATATTGTCTTGCCATTCGGCAGCAATCTTTCTTCTCTGTTCAGGTGTCAACTGTGCGGGGATCGTTATCTTACGTAAAGTATGCGCTATGTCCTTGTCAACTTTCAAGAGTGCGGTATCAAACAGGTCGGCAACTTTTACTGACTGCGCAATTATTTCTGGTTGGAGTTTTACGAGATACTCGTCGATGCGTCTGAATTTATCGGTGAGTCGCGATTCGCTTAGACGTACGGCCTCGCGCATTGCTGGCGTCAGCATGGACATTGGCAGTCTAAAGGCGGACATTTCTTTGTCCCATGTCGCGCCGAGCTCCCGCAATTCTTTCGATATCGCAGCCGTGAACTTGCCGGTCCAATACCCTTGGCGGACACTGACCCGGCCGGCTTGGATGGCTTCAAGCAATGCGCTTTTCGCATTCTTTAGTTTTTTGATTGGGGCGTTGAGCTCGCGGACGAGGGGCAGATAGATCAGATCTAGGAAAACTTTTTTGATTCGCAATTCGATGCGTTCATAACTTCGACTCGACTCCCTGACTGGCGGTATCTCCTGATAATCGCGCATTGGCATCCTTGATCAATGCTTCGTTCTCCTTCGTGATGAACACCAAATCATCTTGGCGCATCTGTTTGGAGAACTTTTCAGCGTCGTCCTGTGAAACCACCCTTGGCAGTAACGGCAGATGGCACGCCTTGAACTTCTTGCCGCTGAGGCACGGACACTTGCGGTTGCGCGGCAGTTTTAGGAGCGGATTGTGCGTGAACCCCGGCAGTGGCTTTATTGCTAGTTTGTGCGGCTGCTGCTGCAATTTGGTTGGGATGCTGGCCTCTGGCGCGGAGCATGTCGTCTTCTCGTTGGCGCGCTCGTTCATTTTCTTTTCCCTCGAGTTCTCGATCATCTTTTTCATATCGCTCGAACTTATTATCGATAGTGCGCACGGAGATGCCAAGCGCCGCCGCTGTCGCCGTTTTGTTTTGGCGATAGAAGGCATACGCCTTAAGAATTACCTGTTTCTCGATGGCATCTAGGGTCACCCCGGGCGACCACTGAATCATTCCCTCTGTCATGCTTGATCTCCTGTATTGTGGGGATTAACCGAAATGTCCGCCTTGTTTTTTGTACCACCAAGTTACGAACTTCCATTTGATCTCACCAAACGCTGCCTTTGATGCCTCCTTCGCTTTAGCCCACAGTCCCTCGTCGACCTTGCCAGGATTCTCGAAGAACTCGCGTCGGCGGTCATCGATCCATTCATCACCCCCGTCAGCCGCATAGCTGGCGCGGTCGAATTCGGGCGAATTGCGGACTTGTTCGCGCCTAGATCCAGCTTCGGCTTTCGCCTTAGGTGCTGACGCTGACCGCGGTGCTGGCTTAGGTTCCTTGCCGGCACCGCCGACTTCTGTCGCGCGTGCCTTGCGCGTATCGAGACGGTTGGCCCCAGGATCGTCGACATCCTTCGTTTGCAGCGGATCGTTGAATCCTTCTGCCGCCTCGTCTTTGACGTCCAGCAATGCGCCGTCAGTCGTATCGAGCGTGATGTCAAATAGGTTGCCTTTGTTGCAGCTATCGCGGAATTCTTCTAGCGTGATCTCGCCCGCCTGTTTGGCTTGAATCAGACGCGAGAACTTCTGGGTCTTTACGTTTTCTTCTTGTTCGGCCGACATGACTCGCAGAGGTTTGAAATGCACGGATAGATCGTCAGGGATCATCCCAAATAGGCGTTGGCACTTGATCTCGCAGACACGCAGGATGTCGTATTTGAGTTTGTTGCGGACCTGGGATTCGACCATCGAGTTATAGACCTCGATGCTATCCTCGTCGCCCGCATTAAGTCCTTGCGCTGGCGTGCCGAACAGTTTGAGCATCGGCATCCGCATGTCGCTGGCGACCTGCATACGGATCTGGGTCATGACTTCGGCCATGCCAGCGAAGGACAGCTGTTTGTGATCCCAGTCGTCCTCGCTGTCCATGGTCAGCGCGTTTTGATAGTTCTTCTGGAAGTTGGCAAGCTGGATGCGCTTCTGGATCTGTTGCGCGCCATTGGGGGACAGGAGTGTGTTGACAAGGTTTTTGATCTTGTAGACGTCGACCTTGAACTCGTCGAGCACCTCGAACGTCAGATCAGTCGCCTTCAAGTATTGGTTAATCGACCGGATGAGCGTCTCGACAACGCTGAATCCCCAGCCACGAAGGCGCGGGCGGATGAATGATGGCGCGGACAATCCCTTAAGGCGCATGACGCGCGACTTATGGACCTGTTCGCCGTAGTAGTTGTAAAACTCGAAGTCCTGCGTCTGGATTGCCGGGTCATAGCCTTCGGTGTTTTGCTTGTCCCAGAATAGTTCCCACATATCGACGGCGCGGAATTCAAGCTGGCTGTCGGCCGTGATCTTTTCGACCTCTAACGGTTCCTCTGGGTCTTGATCGGTCAGGATCAGGATGCCGGCGCCGCCAAACAAACGGTTCCATTTCGCTGCCTGTCCAACGATAGTCAGGTCGTCGTCGCGATCAATCGATAGCCGAAGCTCTTCGATCTGTTCCTCGCTGAGTTGCTTCGACTTGATCTCGATCCCGCCGCGCAGGCCGTCGTCGACAGGGACATCAACAATCGTTTGGACTAGGCCGATCTCGACATACGCCTCGGACAATAGCTGGCGGAAGTTGGATACCAGATACCAGCGCATATTCTTGAATAAGGTATCAGAATCGCTTATGGTTTCGGCGAATGGCGAGTTCTGATTGCCGGGAAATCCGATAGGGTTAAATCCGCCGCCAAGGCCAATCCCGCCGCCAAGCGCATCTGCCAGGCCGTTCTGCATCGCGGCCGCGGCCTCGTTCGTGACTTGCTTAGTTATCTCAACTTGCTCGCGTTGCATCGGGGCGCCAAACTTGTTACGATGACGGTCGCGCTTGCTCATGCTGAACGCTCCTAAAGGACGTCAAGGATCGACAATCCCGTGGCAAGGGTGTTGAAAGCGCCAGACAGGACGTCGACGATGTCGTCGTGCTTGCCTTCTGGGAAGTTCTCGAGTTCGGTAAACAACTCATCATTCCATGGTGCCCTGATTACCTGGATGTTACCAGCCTCGCACTGTGCTGACACTGGCTTGGCCCTGGTCAACTTGTCTTTGGAGATTATTTGGACGTGTACATCAAAACCGGCCAACATTCTAATAAAATTCTCGGCCTCGGAAACGCCGGCTGACCCCGGATCTTGCTGCGAAACGACGCGCGTGGCTTGTCCATCATGGCTTGCAACGGTTTTGACGAGGCGCTCAACCTGTCCGGGCGTGTCGCGCAGAGACTTCAGGTCGGCGATGATAAACCGCCCGTCAGGATACTTGAGGAGCTTCAGCCCGCGCGTCCAGTCTGGATCCTTGTTTGACTCGTTCGGGCGCGTGGCGGCGCGATCCCAGAACCGCACGGATTGAATCCATCCGGCAGGGACAGCATCTAGGATCGGGAACCATTCGCGCTGGAACATCATGCCGGCCGATGCGCGGACGTTCCAGTTGCCGCCCTCGAGGCGCAGCCGATCAACGCGGGATAAGGCGCGAAGGTTGGCCAGATAACCCGGATCTTTTTCCATTAGGATCCGATTGTCGTGAATGTTCGATGGTATAAATGTGAATGATTTCGGTAACTGATCCGCCCCATGCCGCGCCAGCAATTCCTCGCGACTGTCCCCCCATATTAACGTGTCATCCAAGCGGATGAACCACCTCAGCACGCCCGATCGTTCTTTGATCGGGTATCCCGCCTCGTCTATGTACCAGTCGACCCAGCGGCGGACCCAACTGTCTGCGTCGGGATTGCATGTCGCGCGGATATAACCAGGGACATCCGATGTCGAACGGTTCCGCGACAGCATATAAGTGAACTGTCGCTCGCTGAAATGCGTGAGCTCATCGAAGCCAATGAATGGCACCTGCGCGCCCTGCCAGTCATAGACCGATTTCTCATGCTCAAGATGCGAAAACTTCATACGCGCGCCGGCAGGAAAGACCCATTCAAGGTTGGCCTCGCGGGGATACGCGCCGATTAGGCTATAAATGGATTCGCTTTCATCCCAAAGGCCGCCTTCGTTACGGACCTGGACTGAGTTGCGTCGGAAGATTACGCCTCCGAATCGTTTATTTTCGATATGGCGCAAGGGTTCAAGCAGCAGCGCATAGCTCTTGCCGCCGCCCGCGGCGCCTCCATAAATGGCGATTTCGGCTTGGGTCGAAAGGAAGTCAGTTTGCGGGCCAGGCTGCGGTGCTATCTGCAAAATGATCCTGCGCTATGCGGCGGTGATGATCCGTCCAGCATAGCGCAGTTTTTACCGGCAGATCAATCCTTGCATTCACCGCGGCAGACACGTTCTTTCTGATGGCCATAAAGATTCAACCAGCACAACTCAACATCTTCTCGCGACTTATGGAATGCGTGATGCTGATAGCATTGCGACATCTTCTGTTCGCATCGTGGGCCTGGCTGCATACTGCACATCGATAGGATCAAATAAAATGATTGTAGGTATTCCATGGATCATCCCCCCACGACATAGATGGATGGCAGATCATTGGCCGCGGCCTCAGGCGCCAGGCTTCCCTGCATGATGTCGACGATCCAAGCATCTGCAGCGTCAATCGGCGTGGCAGTCCAGACAAAGGAGATCGTGAACACCTGCTTGGCGAGTGCCTTAGTAT